TTGACACTTACTAAGGCATCGGAGTTTTATGAGATGATGGCTATGGAAATGATGATTGCCGCGATATGTAAATATCTTGGCACGAACCCCGAAAAGATGAAAGCGCAAGCGATCGAGATGCACGGCCTTGCGCTGGCGGTCATGGAGGACTTTATAGAAATGAAAGCAAGTCAATATCGAACCGAAGCGGCCTTGCAGCGGATTGAAATGGCGCTACATGTCGCGAACGGCGGGGTTCCTGATTTGCATGACGATAGATTGCTCGAATATTGCGATCTTGGAAAAGAAAACAAAGGAAACTAACATGTTGATAGAGGAACCTGAAATATGCCCAGAGTCAAAGGAAGCAAGCGAACCGTTGCCGCCGACGGAACCGTTACCTACCCCGCCCCCAATGATGGAGAAGCACTACTCGGAGACGCTCTTGGAGAAGATAGCGTCCTTGACGGCGAAGGTGGATATATTGATCCAGCCGCCGGCGAAGGAATTGGAACCGCCGGAAAACTTGAACCCGGAACCAACCCCGGCGCCCCCAGGCGCGGCCGGCCCCCCAAGAAAAAAGATAATCGGGTTGATATAGGAGGTTGGGCTTCAATCATTGGTGTTATTCATGCTGTGATCGCGGTTCGCGTTCCTGAAATGTCGTTAGAGCAACCCGAGGCCGAAGCCATTGCGGGCGCTACGGTGCCGATTATGGCGCGGTGGGGAGTGCCCGCGGTTCCCGAGTGGTTTGGCGAGGTCGTTGTACTTGGGGCAGTCTTGCGGGAAGTTTACGGCCCGCGTATGATTGCTATTAAACTTCGGAAAATGACGGAAGCGCAGAAGGTGGTGAATCCGACGCCGCCGGAACCTGAGAAATCTTTCACAATGGAGCAGTATAATGTTTAGTTTTATGCAAGCTATATCTCAAGCGCAAGTAACCTCCGCCGTGCGATGGGCTTTGACCACGGTAGGAACAACGCTCGCAACACTCTTAGTGTCTAAGGGGTACCAGAGTGCGAGCACGGCGGCCGCGACCTTGTCTTTATTGGGCGCGATCTCTGGCCCGGTAGGCGCATTTATGTGGAGCATGTTCGCACATTCGGAAATCGGCGCGATCAAGGGCGCGTTGGCAACTGGCGCGACGGTGCTGACAACGGCGGAGATTGCCAATTCTCCATCGTTCGTTTCGAATGACAAGGTGCGCACTATTCAGCCCATTCCCAGCTCGCGCGGTATGGTATGAGCTTTCGGCTCCCCGATAAAACCAAGCGCCTTACGATCACCGGGCGCACCGGCAGCGGCAAAACCGTGTTCGGCGCTTGGGTACTATCGGAAGCGAACTTTGATGAAATGCCTTGGGTCATTATGGACTTCAAAGGCGATGAGCTGTTGGGCTCAATTGAGTATGTTAAAGACTTGGTCGTGACCGATCATATCCCACATGAACCGGGGCTTTACAGAATGAAGCCGGACCCGGTGGCCGAGGATGACATTAACGAATTTATGTTCAGGATATGGCGCACCGGTTCCGTTGGATTATTTATTGACGAGACGTACATGGTGCCGAACCCTCTCAAGCGAAACGGCCTTAAGGCAGTTCTCACGCAGGGAAGGGCTTTGCATATTCCGGTTATTGCTCTTAGCCAAAGACCCTCCGGCGTCAACAGACACGTATTTTCCGAAGCTGATATGTTCTGTTCGTACCATTTGAATGACAAGAAAGACCGAGAGCGCGTCGGCGAGCTAACACCGGACGATGAAGTGTGGAACCAAGACGCTCGCTTGCCGGACTTTCATTCGCGGTGGTATGACGTAGGATATAATTGGTCCGCGATTTTAAAACCCGTTCCCAATCCAGAAAAGATATTGCAGCGTTTTCGCTCAAGATTGGAACCGCCCAAAGAAACCGTTGATAATACTGGCCAATCGGATTTGCAGCAAGGGCAGCGCAAAAAGGTCATTATCTAAAAATAAGCCTTGCCAAATCACTTTCGCGTCATATGCTGCACACTTCCGTGATCACTCGGAGCGCGAAAAGTGCAAACATCTTATATTTCCCTGAACTTTCCCACGATCGTGTCCGTGTGGATTGCGGCGCTCTTGGGTTATGCCCTTCTTGTGGGTGCCAGCATGGCTTACCAACATCTGACAACCGGCTCGCCAAGTGGTGGAGGGAGCTAATGCTTTCCAGCTTCATTAATCTCGAGTTGATAAGCAATCCTTATAATTGGCTTATCATCACGCTGATTTTAATTTTCGGTGCCTATTCCGCGTACCTCATCTATAAAAACGCGGCGGTCTTCACCCCTCACCTTCCGGCAGTTTAAGAGGCTAAACGATGGCTACCACAGCACAGAGCAGCGCGCAGAATGCGGCGCAACTTCGCACGAATAACATGGCGGCGCGTCAGTTGATCGTGTCGAATGCGGTTGATCTTTGGCAGCCCATCGCGCAGGGCTCTGTTACAAACTTCGTTGCAGGGCAGGCGCTCCCGGTCAACATTCCCGTCCGAAACATTGGCTTAATCAAGCGTTTCGTGATTGAGATTGTCGGGCAGGTGAATTGCGCGGCCGGACATGGTTTGACGCTGACCAAAACTGGCGGCCCTAATTTCTTCTCGAACGTCACGATGACGGACTTGAACAACCAAACCCGAGTTTCGACTACGGGCTGGCATTTGCATTATCTCGCAACGTTCCGCCGCCAGCTTGCTTACGGCGCTGCTTTTTCGAACACGGATAGCATCTCGAACGGAACCGGCATTGGCAACAATCTCACGTCGATCGCCAACACCACCACGCCAAACCCTGGTGTTATTATGTCCATGCCTTCCACGGTGAATGGTGGGACGGCGAAGTCTTTCCAGTGGTTTTATGAAGTCCCCGTATCTTATTCGGATACGGATCTTTCCGGGGCCATCTGGGCGCAGGTCTTGAATGCGACTATGAACCTGCAATTTACCATCAATCCGTTGCTGTTTGCGGCATCAGGGGCCGACGCGACGCAAAGCGTGTTCTCTTGCGATGCGGCTATTGCTACTTCGCTGCCAACCCTGCCAACCTTCAACTATGTTGTTTACCAAAACGTGCTCGATCAGTTGCCGGTTGACCCGCAGTCGAATCAGGTGGTGCTGCCGCCGCTCGATCTCGAATACGTTTACCTGCTTAATACCACGAATGTGAACGGCCTGACGCCTAATAACGCAACGGCGATCCCGTTTGCAAACTGGCGTTCGTTCCTCTCGACGATGATCATGTACGACAATAACGGCGTCATGAACCCAGGCACGGATTTGACTTCGTTTGCGATTCAGAGCGCGAACTTCACGAACCTCCTGAACGTCGATCCGTATTTGTTGAACCTCATGACCCGAACGAAAATCAATGGCGATTTGCCGAACGGTGTCTACTACTTGGATCATCGTTCCAAGCCCATCAACACGCTGCAATATGGCAACATGCAAATCCTCGTGACGCCTTCGTCCGTGGGTTCCTCGACGGGGAGCATTCTTTATGTTGCCTATGAGAGCCTAGCGCTACAGGGCGCCATGTCGCAAGCTTCGTCTGTGTTCCAGTCGTAATTGGAAGGTTGTCTACAACCGTCTTGCCAATGGCATCAAAGGGGATTTCAATGTTCAACTTTATTCGCGTATCTGCCATTGCTGGGCTACTCGCTACGGCTGGACTAACGGCTGCCCTTGCAGATCAGGTTTTTGGCACGCCGGGATATATGTCCGGCTACGTCCCACAGGCGTCGCCAGTTTGCGGCCCAAACGGCTGCTCCTGGAACGGAACCGGGACGCCCGTCCTATCGGGCACGTGCGTAACGGGTGGCGGTGGAACTTCGGCAATTGTCGGGAATAATTTTTCCGGCCGCGTCTCTTGCACGTCCTCCGTGAACACGGCGGCAACGCTCACTTGGGCCAACGTTCGCGTAAACCAGCCTGTTTGCACTGTGGTTGGCGAAACCACGGCGGTAACGACCTACACGACCAACAGCGTCACGGTGTTGACTTTTAACTACGCCTCCACCGCGTCGCCCGTTTTCGATTATGTCTGCATCGGGCAGTGAATAAGGGGCGTACATGACACGAATTCTTACTCTTTGGTTCGGTGCCCTTGCGGTTGTTCTTACGCCGCTGGCGCTCACTTATAATGCGCTGGCCGACGCGTCTGCCGGTGGCATCGTTCCCGGCACGGCCGGGCAGTCGATACAAATTCCCGATAGTGCCAATGCGCCGCCGATAATTTCGTCTTGTGGTTCAGGTTCGCCATTTATTGGTGGTTCTGGCAACAGCGTTTACATGCGGTTTGCCATGCTTGGTGCGGGCACGACCTGCACGCTGACATGGAGCGCCCCGCGTACTTACCCGCCGGTTTGCTCGATCATGAGTGAAACCGCCGGAACGTCCGTGCTTATCGTCAATGTTAATACGTCGGCCGCTCTCACTTGGTCTTGGACGGGTTCCGTGCAAGCAACGTGGGACGTGGTTTGCTGGGGGTCGTGATGCTAGCAGGGTTTCAGAGTTGGATCGCCGCTCCGTTCAGTAGCGATATGGATTGGTTCCATTGGTTTCTGTTCGTGGGGCTGCTCTTGGTCATTTTCATTGCTTGGAAAATGATCTTATCGCACGTTCTCTCATAAAAGGCGCAAGGCAATGAAAGGTTGGATTTTTCTCATTATCGTGTTCTTATTGGGTGTCGTGGTATCGAACACGGTTCGCTCTTATTTAACTTTCCTCCCCTCTTTCTAACTAGGTGCGCAGATGACGGACAACATGTACGAGCAAGACTCGTTTCCGTATCAAGGGCTTGGCGGCCCTATGATGCCCGACAAGCCCCGCTTTGATCCTATGACCGGCAAGCCTCTTCTGACCGATATGCCAGACACTCGCGAGCCTATCTTTGATCCTATGACCGGCAAGCCCCTCCTGACCGGTAAGGGGAAAGATCGCAAGATTGATCGCCCCGAGCGTGATATTGGTGTGCGCTTTGACTTGCTCATGCAAGCGGTTATGATGGGCGCTCCCGTCGTAGCGGAGCACTATCGCGACGCAATGTCCGCTCTCGACAAAGCAGACGATACAACCAAAGAGGTTTGACGCTCATGGCGAACGCCGGGACAGAACTTTTCTCCACCTTTTGGGAAGGGATTGTCACGATTGGAACGCTCATTATCGGCGTCGCAATTTTGGCAATCATCGTCTCCCCAAAGGCCAACACGACCGGGGTGATCCAAGCCAGCGCAAGCGGCTTTGGCAATGATCTCGCCGTCGCTGAAAGCCCGGTTACTGGCTCGCAAACCAATATCAACTTGAGCTACCCGAACGGTGGTGGTGGCCAGGGCTATGGCATGCCGCAGATGGGCTCGGGAATGCCCACGATGTATTAGGAGACTCCGATGGCCATGGCAGGTTCGCCCGTTACCACGATTAAAGCGCAATCGCTTCCGTCCTCCGTTACGTCACCGGCGAGAACGCCGTTCTTCGGCGTGTTCAAAGACACTCAGACAACCCCACAGCAACTTGCATGGATGTCGAGTGGTCAAGTGCATCAGTGGCAACATACGCCGGTGGCTATTACTCGCAATTCGCCTGGCGGAACCGTCAACCCCGGATCCGGCAGTAGCGGGACAGGGACAGGGTTTACGGGTTGATGCCATTTGCCATTGGCAAGACGCTTGAAAGACAAGCTTTCGTATTGGCAAGACGGTTGGAGGCAACCTTTCGATGACAAGTATTTTAAATCGCGTTCTCAACGCAATTCCTTATGGGCCCAAGAGCGCTGCGGTGGCGGCCCCGACAAGCCAAGGAAAAGTTGTTGTTGGTTCTGACCCAACCCGCATGAACCAAAAGCCTTCGGCGGGAAGTACCAAGAATCTCCGGCAATATCCGTTGGCTGGCGCAGGCGCCCCTCAACCTCTCACGCCTGCGCTCTCGCCGAACGCAAGCACCGGCGCTGTGGCGCTCTATCCGAAAACTTCAGCACCCCTGAGCGGCATTGGCGGAGCTTTCCCGCAACTGTCTCCTGGGGCTCATCCGGGATTTGCAGGACCATAAGTCATGGCAGTCGCAAACTATATTCCGCCAGCTTTCGGGATGGCCGCCAACGTTGGCCCGAATCTTCCGGGCACCACGACGCCTGCGTTCGTGTCGGCTTTTGGCGGCAATTCGCCCTCAATCCCGACGCTAGGACCGGATGCGAAACCGCAACTTAATCCTTTACCAAATTCTAATTTTCCTACTTTCGGTCACGCGTCCCCGTTGCCTAACAATCAACCGCTTACCTTCGCCAAAGACGCGGGATGGAAGGCGCAATGGGCATGGCACGCGCCACCGGGAGTTGGCGACGCCCCGCAATCTGTTTGGCAGACGTACTATCTCGCGCCCGTCGATGCGATGAAAGGACCAGGTGATCTGCCCCGCTCGCAAATCAATACGATCAACATGAATCCACAAATTCAGAATTTCGCCATGCGGTACCAGGGTATGGCAGTGCAAGGCGGCAACATTCTTTTGACCGGGCTCTATACTCCTGCCCCGATCACCCCCTATTAAGGGATTACGTTGATGCCATTGGCAAGACGGTTGGAGGCAACCTTTCAATGAAACACGCTTGGGAAATTGCAAAATCGCATCCGTGGTGGATCGCGGGTGCAGTGCTCGTGCTCGTCTTATTGTTTTATTTCATGGGGGGTAGTTCGTCGTCGTCTTCGACAGCTCAAAACGCTGGCATTTATGATGTCACGCAAGACCCGAACGTGATTGCCGCAAACGCCGCGCAAGCAATCGATCAAAACGACACGAACGCGGCGGTCTCTATCGCTGCCCAAAATGCTGGGGTTGCGACCTTAAATCTAAATGATCAGCTTGCCGCTTTAACCGCAGGTCTTACGGCGGCCACCTCGGTTGCGTCGATCAACGCGAACAGCGCGACTACTATCAATGCGCAAAATATCGCAGGTCAGGAAAGCATCGCGCAAACCCAAGCTACAACTGCACTTTCTGCGCAAACCAACGCCAACGCCTCGACGTTCGCGCTGGCTGGCTTGGCTTCAACATCGCAGCTCAACATGGCGGCGATTGCCGGCAGCCTTGCCTTGAACTCGAACGCCAATCAAACCTACTTGGGCGCACTCGGCGTGCCTAACGCAACGGCGGGCATGACGGTGGGCCAGCTTGGGGGCGGCGGTGGTTCCGGCGGCGGTGGCTATAATCAGAGCTATGACAGTGGCACCAATTCCCTTCTTTGGGGAACCACGAGCAATCCAATGCTTCCCGAAACAACTTCATGGTACGCTGGGTTAACGAATGCGAATAGCCCCTATGGCTACGCGGCCAGCACAGGCTACAGCGCGCCCACTGGCTACAACGCGCAAGCATTAATCAACTATCTTGTCGGTGCGCCAGCGCCGAAGGCCGCGGGTAACGTAAGCAGCCTCCCGAGCAACCCATCATGAGTGCCAGAGAGACAAGATTATGACGCTTGCAAAAAAGTATAATAATCCTGGTGATTTGTCCCTTCCGGTGTCCGGCTACCACGGCCCCGGTATTTGCGTCCACGTGCATAATGACCAGCACGGAAGCTACGGTAGCTTCCCAACGGTAGAGGACGGTGTAGCCGCACTTCAATGTAGGCTTTCAAGCTACGTCGCACGCGGCTACAACAGCATTCACAAAATGAACCATATCTACGCGGCCGATCATCATTGGTCCTCCAACGTTTCGCATCTGAGCGGTATTGACGTGGACACAAGACTTGATCCGACGGACGCTTCTCAAATGCGTGATTTGATATATGGTATCGTTCAGGCCGAAACCGGCGATGCTGCATATTTTGGCCTTAATAACCCTCGACATATCAAAAGGAAAACTTGAAATGGCAGGCATTAACCTAACCGATCTTACGGCCAATCTCTCAAGCTTTATGCCGTCCGGATCGTCCATCCTTCAGAGCGTTGCCGAAAGCGCTGCCGTTGGCGTGGTCGTGGCCGGCTTAAAATCGCAGCTTGGCAACGGCGCACTTGACCCGCTTGGTCTTATCCCGCTCGCTACGGGACTGTCGGCAAAGACCCCGGCAGCGCCTGCCGCTGCGGTGGCCAACAACCCGGCGGTGTCGAGCAGTGCAACGATCACGGCCAGCGCCTTCGCGTCGCTCCCAGCCACCGCGCAAGCCATGCTGACGGCTTCTGGGGTTCATATCATCGCAGGGTAAAGCTTGTCTTTCAAGCGTCTTGCCAATGGCAAAATCACCGTGAGGCAAGCTAGTATGTCCTTTAATAAAGACGACAAGAAAATAGAGGCCGTTTTACAAACCGGGCAAATCATCTTGCAAGTTGGCGGCCTTTTCTTTCCCCCGTTGGCCATCGTAGCCAATGACGAACAAGTATTTTATGATCTCTACAAGTTTCTAAGTGACCACGTGCAAGATCGCCCCGGCCTTGCGCTTTTGTCGGGACCGTCCCTGATGGTACGTAACCCGGCGAAATGGTGATTTTGTGGACCTCACGCTCGCAACTTTAATTCGGGTGGGCCTTTATCCTCCCGCTTCCGGCTACGGCCCGGCCGCGCCAAAGCGTAACTATGTCCCAGCTTTGTGGTTGCAACCGGGCCCCGAGCGAATAAACAAACCCGGCCTGAACTCGAGTTTCCCGTCACGTAATCATGATTTGATGTTGGAGAAGGGCGGTGGTTTATTGACGCCCGAAGGAAATTACCTTCTCATTCTCGTGGGTGCATAATGGCAGCCGATGTTCCGCTCACCGCCCTGCCCGTCGCCACGTCTCCCGCTGGCGGTGCCGATTTGCTTTATACGGTCCAAGGAGCCGTCTCAAAGCAAACGACAGTTAACGCGATCTTGGCGGCAGTGGCAGTAAGCGGGTTTATCAAAGACATTCGAATTCAAACCTTTTTGACGTCCGGAACCTATACACCTTCCGCAGGTATGGTGTTTGCCATTGGCGATGTTTGGGCGTCCGGCGGTGGTTCCGGCGGCGTTATCGCCAGCCAGATCGCGGCCACAGGCGGTGGGGGCGCCGGCGGGCACTCACAAGGCTTGCTGACCGCCGCGCAGGTCGCGGCGGATGGTGGTAGCGAAACGGTGACAGTTGGCGTTGCAGGGACCGCTGGACCCGCAGGAAACAACCCCGGAGGGGCGGGCCTTCCCTCAAGCATTGGCGTCCGCATTACCGCGAACGGCGGCCAGCCTAGCAATGGCGGGGCAATAGCCTCAACGATGACTACGCCCGGAGTGGGGGGCGCGGCCGGCGTTGGAAATATTTTCGCGTACCCAGGGCAAGATGGCGAATGGGCCAAATTTGCTGCAGTAACGTATCTGCGCATCATCCCGGGCGGTGGCGGACAATCGCCGGCAGGCAATAATTCGTTTGCTACCATGTCGGCAGTTCCAGCCGCTTATAATGATGCAACAATGGGCAAGCCCAGCGCGGCAAGCGGCTTTGCCGCTGGCGGATCAGGTGCATTCAACTCGGCTAATGCTAGCGCGGTGGGGGGCGCAGCAGGCGCGCCCGGCTATGTCACGATTATGGAGTTCTGTACGATTTGATGCCATTGGCACAAGACGGTTGGAGGCAACCTTTCAATTATGACCATCCTAACAGCGCCTACCGATATTTCGAAACTTTCGACATGGCTCAGCCAAATCGCCACCATGACAACGGGCTCGCCCGCCGGGCAAAATTTTCAGAACGCGGCGGATACGCTTGGCGGCTTGCTCAGCACGTCTCAATTGCAGGTCGCCAGGATCGCCACGCAACAGGCCATCATTGACGCCTTCACACCCACCTTACCGCCGGGGCCGTAATGAGCCTACTCGGACAAATCATACAAGGGGAAGCCAGCTCACTTCAAGGCCAACAAGCCGTCTTGAACGTGATCATGAACCGCGCGGCGGTGAACTTTGGCGGATATGGAACGACGCTCTTAGCCCAAGCGACCGCGCCGTCACAATTTACCGCCTATCCCAACAACCTACCGATCGCGACCGCGCAGGCTAACTCGCTTGCCGATCAAGCGGATGCCGGCACCCTCGCTAATATCGTTCCAGATTCCCTGAATTACGCGAACCCGACGGCCCCCGGCATCGGTCCCAATTCTTGGGTATGGGGTGCGCAGGCGTCCGGCCAGGGGGTCAATGTTGGCGGCGACGGCAACATTTTTTGGGCGAATTCTAAAGGCGGAAGCCCCGGCTATGTTGACCCCACCACGGGCGCGCCGGGCGGCGGTGCACAAACCGCCGCACAGTTTCAAGCAGAGTATGGCACGGCCAATGCGGCCCAGGACGCGGCTCAAGACGCACCCAGTCTGGACCAAAGCTATCTCCAACCCGGCCAAGGCGTATCCATGCCGGGCCAGAATTTCAACCAGCCCAACCTGGCCCTGGATAACGTCGCGCCGGCCGGCTACGCTCCCGGTGATACTGGCGGTATGGGGCAATACAGTCAAAGTCTGCAAACGCCGAGCGACTCCACATACACGCCCGGCTCTGCGCCAACGGGAGGCCCGCAAGGCGTCGGCGTCAATGGCACGGCCTACGACGCCAACGGCAATTACGTCGGCTACGTGTCGAGCGCGGACACCTATGTCCCAAACAATGCAAGCACGCCCGCCGCGCCGAGCGCGCCGAGCGCGCCGGCCAGCGTAGGAGGCTTTACCACCCCCTCGCAGGATATGGGACCATACGACACAGCGCAAAATCAAGCGGCTGGATTGGATTTGAACGTCCCGGGCGCGGGCACAAATCCAAACGCGTTTGATAACCCGGGCGCAGGCACAACCGGCCCAGATAATGTCGCCCCCGCGGGCTCCACGCCAGGTGACACGGGGGGTATGGCGCAAGCCAGTCAAGCTGCCGGTGGCGATTATCCCTCCGGTGTCGCCGGCGGCCTTGGTCCTAATTATTACAGCGGCGGATCGTCAGCGCCCGACACGAGCGGGGGCGGATCGTCATCGGCGCCTGATCCCAGCGCCGCCGCCCAGGCCCCGACAAATCAAGCCCCGGCGTCTGGCGACATACTAGGATTCAACGACCCATCGCAGACCTACACAATGCCGGATGCGGTAAACACGCCGGCCGTCGAAGCGTCTACGGCCCAAGGCGGCAATGCGAGCGGCGATCAAACCGTGCCGCAGGCAATCGACAAACAAGCGTCAGTCGAAAGCACGGCCATTGCGTCGGCTGCAACCGCGCAATCCAAAGCAATTACTTCTGCGCAGACATCGGCGGATAAGAGCGCGTCCTCCCTTGCTCAACAAGCGATCAAATCCGCGCAATCTATCGCGAGCGGACAACAGGCCTCGTCGAAGGAGCAAACCGCAAGCAATCAAGCAGCAAGCCAAACTATGCTGTCGCAAGTGAAAGATCTTTTCGTGCGCTTCTTTCTGGGTGCAGGCGGACTGGTATTAATTGCAGCGGCGGTGTGGTACTTTGCCGGAAGACCCACACCCCCAATGCCCGTCATGCGTGCGGTTCGAACATGAGCTTGTCTCCCAAGCGTCTTGCCAATGGCATAAGGTGATATTATGGATGACGGAATCTGGAATTTTGCGATGGGGGCGATCGCTTTCTTGTTCGTAGTTTACATTACTGCGAAGGGCGAGTTGCAAACCTATATTGGTTTGTTGCTCTATACGGCTCCGGCAACGGGCGCTGCCCCAACGTCAGCACAACAGGCGGGACCGGCGGCCAATATGATTCCCGCGCAAGAAAACAACCCGGTTTCCAGCACGATTTTTAAGGCCATCCAACAGACTGGCGGCGCAACATCGCCGTTCGGCGGCACTTTGGGCGGTTTGTTCGGTGCGCCCACGCAATCGCCACCCGGCGGATGGAGTTGATTATGTCAGTTAAAAATACAACCGGTGCCGCGATCCCATTTGAATTTGCACGCGGGCAAAAGAACATCGAAGGCGCGAAAATGTTTCGCATGGTCTTCGACTTTTCCGCACAAACGTCGCCAATCAATGCCCAGGGCGGCTACCGCGACATTGGCCTTGGCACCCTGTCAACCGTGTTCATTGATAATTCAGCGAACGCACAGCCTTTCCAACTGGCCTTCGTCGGAACCTCTTTCACGATTTCCGTTGCGAAATACACCCAGGGTTTTTACCCGGTGCTTTCGACGCCTTCCATGCTGAACGTGGTTGCCACCTCAACCGGTGGGGTTGCGGTTCCGGTGACATTCATAAACAAAGAGATGCTCGGCATGTCGTGGGCAAGTCAATAATGACCACCGTTGATAAAGTTTTGGTGGCCATTCTCTGGCTTGCAATCGTGGCGGTCTTCGTCTCGACCAACAGTACCGCAAGTCAATTTTTAACCGCGATGTTCGCGGGCTTCACAACAATGGTAAAGACTATCATGGGAGTTGGGCAATGAGCAGTAAGGTAGTTGGGCACGATAGCGGCGGCGGCGGTACTGCCATCGTTGTGCTGATAATCGTAGCCGCCATGGTATACCTTGCCATGCAATTCGGGCCGCCGATCATGCAAACTTGGCAGCAATGGCTAGCTGGCACGCTGACAAGCAGCACCGCGACGACGGCCTCGACAACCAATACAGCAACGGCGCTTATCCCTTTGGTTCCAAGCGTTCCGAGCTCCGGCTTAATTCCAACGATTGCGGCAACCGCGACGACAACTCCGACGACGACATAAAATCCATGGAGAGCAACGTTCCAATTCCCGATCCGTCGGTTAAAACCGTCGAAGACATTCGCGAGGCAGTAAGCCACGTTCGCGAACTCATTGACGTTCGACTAGGAGGCATTCAAGAAGTTATCGCGGAACGCCTGAACTCAATCGAAAAACGTCTTGATGCCGGAATGATTGAAATTCGCGCTAGCGCCGCCGTCGCGCTGGCTGGCGTTGTGGAAGCAGGCAAGGATCAAATCATAAAATTCGAGACACTGGAAAGGCGCGTGGCAGCGCTCGAATTGGCGCTATCCCAATCCGGCGGAAAAGAGGTGGGGGCAGGCCGCTTCACTGAGAACATAGTTCAAACGCTTATCTCGGCGGCCGCTATCGCAACCGTGCTCGGTCTGTATGTCGCATGGCACGGAATAAAATAATGAACGTTATAACATTCAAAATGAACGTGGCATAATGTTTGACCCAGAAGAAATACTGCAGATGGCATATAATGCCGGCCTCGCGGCGGCCCTTTTTCTATACGGGTTTCCTACCCTGGTGGCACTCTTGCACTATGTCGGGAGGGCTTCCTAAATGCCTATCGCCATTCTCCTCTTTGGTATTCTCATGCTCATGACTGCCATCAAAGGAAATCAAAACGCTGTCGCCACGCAACTCAACAAGGATTTCACCGGAGCAGGAGGAAATTTTTTCGTTTGGGTGGGCCTCGTTATCATGCTGGGTTTCATAGGGCGCGTGCTGCACATTCCGAATGCCATGAAATTGCTGATCGCGTTAATCGTGCTGGTTTACTTATTCAAACAAAAGGGTATCTTTACCCAACTCGACCAAGGTTTGACCGGCGCTACGGCGCCTGCGGCCGCCAGTTCAAACGCAGTTGGTAGCGACACTCCAGTCAATACGAGCGGACTTGCCGCGATCTTACCCCAGTCAGCGGTCGGCGCGGCCGCACCCCAAACAAAAGGACAATGATCATGCCAGTTATCGGCGGTAGTGCAGGAGGCGGCGCTAATATCAATGCCTCAATATCGTTTGCCATCCCGGCCTTGCTCATTGTCGGTGCAGGCGTCGCTGTCATTCTCTACCAACATTCGATCCATACCGGGATTATCCTAAACGCTCTTGGAGGATCAGTCGGCGTCAATGCGAACGCGGGACTTGCTTCGCAAGCGTCACAGTCAACCTCACCTAGCACTTTTGCCAACGGCTCAAGCGCAAGCCCGGCAACTGGTATTTGGACGCCAACCGGCCTCGCGCCGGGCATGAATGTTTTCCCCTACGTTCCGAGTATCGGAGGAGCAACAGAGTGACAAAACGATGGAATGAAGTCTTCTGGCCAATCGCGAGCGCTGGTCTGCTCGTAATTTACATTGGCCTTATGCAAATGATGTCGCAATAGTGGAGGTTTAGATGGGAAACGGTGTTGGTGTTTTTGTTGCCATTATGACTGCCATTTTAACAGTGGCAGTGATCGCGGTTCTGGTTTCGCAAAAAGCGCAGACGAGCGCTGTCATACAAGCTATCGCAAGCGGAACCGGTAGCGTCATCGGAGCCGCTACGGCCCCCGTGACAGGCGCCACCACGAGCACTACAGCGACAACCCCAGGGACCGGCTGATGACGCGCTATAAGCGGCCGTACGCCCGTAAACCGCCTGTCTACGTCGAACCAAAAGCGCCGCCGCCGCCGCCGAAGATTTCCACCCAGGTTTGCGAAACCGATCACGCAGCGATCTTTCGCGAAGGTTGGGACTCGCCAAACAAAACCAATCCATATCCAAAGCAAACCAGCCTTTGGCTTTCGTGGATGAGAGGCGCACGGTTTGGCACATCAATGGCAAAAATGGGGAAGGTCAGTGTCCGCACAAATTTTGATTTTTCCAAGTGGCGCGGAATACCAACGACGGCGGCGGCAAATGATCATTAGCCGACTAGCGGGAGCTTCGCCAAACTGGTTCCAGAGCAAGAGCGACAGCATGATATCGCTGGCACTCTTGTTCTGCGCAGCTTGTTTAATCTTCGTCGCGTTCTCGCGGCTTGATCCGCGAGTGAAAGGGTTTGTCTTGGCTTGGATCGTTATGCCCTAAAACAAACCTCAACGTGCCCTTGGCCAGGAAGGCCAATAGAAAGCTTGGGGCGAGCAATACAACCACGGCCAGCGATATCCCAAAAAGGGCGAGACAGAGGGCGAGCGCAACAGCGCTCGCCCCAACAATGAAAGCTAATACGATCAACACGATAGCACCTATGTAAGAAACGATCCCATATCAACATAGTGCATAAATAAATGCGAGCACGCTCGCATCATAGAGAACCAAGTATAGCCCAGAACGGCCCATAACAACACTTTGAACATTTAGATAACCCCGAAGAGTTTGAGAAAGACCCAAACAACCAACCAAGAAAGTATGACCATTTGGGGAAGTGTCATTGCGCAAAAATCTCCCGTTGGGCGTCAAGAAACGCTGAGCGGAGTTTGTTTGCTTCGGCGCGAAAGGCGATTTCCAGATCGCGAAGTTTCGCGTCATATTCCCGATGCGCCTCATTCGAGGCGGCAATCGTCGCCTCAAGGATTAAATGATCATTGGTCGCGTCGGTTGGAGACCAGATAGAAAGATGTTTTGACAATTTATTCTCCCTTGTTTTCGGTAGAATCTAGATTGTACAGTTTTTTCTGGAAAAATCCAATCAACTTAATGTGATTAGCTTATTTTGATTATTCTGATACAAATAGATTCTCGCGATTGAAGCGAAACGGAGAAAACTGAAATGGCAATCAAGACAGTATCAACACAAGCGGTCGAAAACGCCGCAAAAACCCCAGCGGCCGTCGAAGCCGGCAACATCGTTCCTTTCGATAACAGCAAAATCAAAATCAAGCGGCAAGTCACCCGGCCATTGCTCAAGCAACGCATTGGGGAAAAAGTATGGGTAAAGTTCGTGTCTGAAATTTTCCTGGGCGAAAAAATCGAAGAAAAGAAGGATGCGGCGCATATCGCCAACGTGATCGACCTCACTAAGGGGCCAAACAACATAGAGGAAAGCCAATACATCGTTCCAACGGTGCTGCGGTCCGAACTCGATAGAGCCTACCCCAAAGCTTCCTACAAAGGCCTGTGCTTCCTAATCGAAAAGATCG